TGCTAAAGCTTGAATATGTTCCATACTTGGGTCTATTGGTTGTGGTTGTTGAGGTGGTGGAAGTACTAAATCAATATTTTTTACACCTAAAGCTTCATACATACCTCTATATGCTTGATACATATTGTGCATTTTTGGATTTGACATTGCCAGCTGCAGTTCTGTTTGGGCAATAGATATCCTTTGTGTCTGTGAAAAGATGTTCGGATCAGCAACTGGCAATATATCAACACGGTCATCAAAGTCTTGGACTTTAACCGTCTTATTTCCACCTACAACATCGTAAGGATATTCTGGTGGAAGATAAGTTTTAAATACTTCTGCAAGTAATTTAAATTCAATTTTAAGTGCAGAGTAAATTCTTTTGTGAATAGCAGACATTACTCTTGAACCACGTTCTAGTAATGCAACTGTTGTTCCTACAGCAGCACCTTGATTTCCATCACCAACTTGCATATCAGCAATTGATGCAAATCTTTGACCTGCTTGAACAACAATACCTAATAATTGTAATAAGGTTTGAGAAGGCTCTTTGAAAGGTAAAGGTAAAAATGAATCTCTTAAGTTTCCTCCAGGTGCATCTACATCTCTAAATTCACCAGGTTGAATTGGTTGTGCATCATCTCTAACCCTAATTCCTCTAGTTTTAAATCCAGCAGGTAAATTAGATAAAGTTCCTGCATCAAGTAATTGTCTTAACGCAGATGTTGCAGTTCTTGATAAACCACCAATCATATGAATTAAACCAAAACCATAAAAACCTAGTCCAGGTAAAAATTTAAAGTGTACAAAATAATTTATTTTATTTCTTAATGGATCATCAATTTTATAATTTCTTTTAATTGATAAAACAGTTCCTGTAGATTCTTCTACAGTTACAACATACGGAAGTTTAATTCCAGTCGGCTCACCATCTTCAGGATTCACATCCTCAAAACCATCTAAATCTAAATTAACGTGACACTCTAATAAAGTGTAAATGTCATCTTGTTTAGTTTGTTCTATACCTTCTAATTCTTGTTCTTTTTTTGTAATTTGATCTGTATTCATTGGTGGTGCAGCTAAATCTACATCTTTATAGAAACCACTTACTTGTTGTTTTCTTAAATCGTTTTCTGACATTTTAATTACGTGGATGACGGATTCCGCATCATCTAATGAGGTAGCTGAATACGGAACGACCAGATCATCTGCCGGTACAAACTTCGACACGGCTCTACCTAAAAGATCATCGTAATAAACTTTTTTAAAAGTTGATCCTGATAAAGGTAGGTAGAATAACATTTGATCAAACTCAGGTTCGTATTCTGACATACGATCCATAATTTGATAATTCATAAAATCTTTTACTCTTGTTGCTTGATCTTCTTTTTGTCTATTAGAAGCTCCAAGTATTTGTGTTCTAACAGGTCCACCAGCAGGTAATAATTCTTTATACGCTTGTGCTTGAAATTGTGTTACTGCTTCTGCAAGAACTGGGTGAGTTGCACTAGATGCACCTCTAAAGGGTTCTGTTCTTTCAGTATATTTAAATCCTAAAAGATCTAAACCTTTTGTATAAGTTGATTCCCAATCTTTTCTTGAACTTTTATAATCTCTATAATTTTCTACTAACTTGTGTCCTAATGGATCTAAAATATCATCTTCTAATATTTCAGCTAAATTTGTATAATGATCTTCACCACCTGCAGGTGCACCTGCTTGTGGATCAAATGAAACTGTTGCTCCTCCATCATCTTCTGGAGTAATTTCTACGGGTTGATCTTTTATTTGTTCTGAAATTTTTTCAGTTACAACTTCTTGTAGTTGTCCTTTACCAGGAACTTTTACATCCGTTTTAATATTTCCTAATTCCGATAATGTTTTATCTACTGCCATAATTTACTTTACCTTGTTCTAAATAAACTTTCAACCCCTTCTGACATTGGGCCTCTTTTTGGAGGAATAGTCCTTGTCAGACCTCCGTCTTTAAATTCATCAATATCAATATCTTCCATTGCATTTTCAGCTCTCATTTCTGCATCTCCAACTCTTCTTTCACCTGTAGTTAATCTATTTTTTCCTGTTACATATTTTTCCATTCTTGGAGCATCTCCGCCTAATATTTGATCAACAGATTCTAATACTTCAACATCATAATCTATATCTTCACCATAACTTGAATAAGGTACAGTATCTTCTGCAACAAAATCACCAGGAAATTTTTCACCTCCTTCTAAAGTTTTAGGTGCTTCGTATTCCATTTGGAATGGTTGGCCATATTCATTTTGACCTTCGATTAAATATTTTTGTTCTCCTAAATCTTCAGTAACTTTTACACCCGGTAAACTTTCATCTACATATTCAAAAACTTTTTCATCAATCTCTTTTGATTTACCTAACATTTTTATTTTTTCTATAAATCCAGGTAGCCACTCAGGCATTGCAGTTGTGCTTTTCTTAAGTTGTTTAATACCTTCTTGAACTGCACCAGTCTTTTCTGCAGTCATTAACATTTTCATCAATGCTGGAGAAGAGGCAAGAATACCTCCAAATAATTTTAAAAACGCTCGTCTATTCATCTATGCCCTGACTTTTTTTAGATTGCTGGTAAGTATTATACAGATCATATGCAGTTAATCCACCACTAATTAACAGTCCAGGTAAACCAAAAAACCTTGATACACCAGCAATTGCTCTAGGACTCATTCCTAATCTTAAAACTTTACTTAATGCTCCTGGTCTTGCTTCTTTTGCAACAGTTGATAAATCAAAAAATCTTTTTGCTTTTTGTCCTGCTGATAATTTTTCTGCAGATTGAATAACTCCAGATGCTTTTGATAATGGTTCCATAAATGCTGCACCTAAATACATTGTTGGATCTTTTAAAATTTCTGATGGAGACTCTCCTTGTCTTAATCGATCAACTGCATAAGGCACATCCATTGCTGCAGTAAATAGTGGTGTACCTAAAGTTCCTGCAAAAGCACCAAGTCCACCTGTAAGTCCAACAGCAGATCTTAATTTACCTCGACCTAATTCTCTTGCTGCTGAATAAGCCTTTTTAATTTCTGGTGCACCTGCAACACCTGCAGCTGCTGCAACAGTTGTAAAGCCTGGAGTAATTTCTTCTGGTTCTTCTGGAGTCTTATCTAACTCTTCTCTAACTAAAGGATTAGATGGATACGTTGCTGTATTGTATTCATCAAATTTTATTTGTTGAGTTTGAGGTACCATTTCTCCAGCTTCCGCATCTGTGCCTGTTAATAGAGGTCCTACTTGTTTAGCTCCAAGATAAGTTCCATACATTGCAAGAGGTACGGCAAAAACTCTACCTGCTCCGCTTTTGATAAAACGCTGTAGTCGTATTTGTCCTTCACCACTTCTTAAATAGTTTCTTGCATTGTAAATTGTTTTTAAATCTTCTGGAACTTCAAATGAATATCCATACTTTGTATGAATGTCATCAAAGAGATCTTTAAAATCTTTGTAAGCTTCTTTATTTTTAATTGCAGTTCCTGGTTTAGCTTCAGATAAAAAAGGTACTCGAACTGGAAGTTCTCCTGGTTTTAAATTTTTGTTAAACTGTTGTTCATATATTTTTGCTTTGTTGTTATAGTTATTTATAATATCTGATCTAGTTTCTACTTTACCTGTTTTAGGATCTACGTAAGCTTTTTCTATTGGATCTAAATTTTGTAATTTAAATTCTGCATCTCCTACTAATCTGTCAACTGTTTTACCTTTTGTTTCATTTACACCTTCTTTTATTCCTTGTATAAAAATACTGTAAGGACCTGATCCATATCTTCCTGATGATGCTATATTTTTAACTTCATCTACATCAATTCGACCTGGAAGAAATCGTTGTAAAGATTTTCTAACATTTTGAAAAAATGTTTTTGGTTCACCAATTTGTTCTGTAACACTTGTCTCTAAAGTTTTTCTTCTTAATGCAGCTTTTAATCCTCCAAAGCCTTCTGTCTTTGGTAAGCCTTGTGTAAATTTAACAGATTGTCTTGCAAGAAAAGGATTTGTTTTATTTATGTATTGAGTGTCCCCTCGATACGCTTCTATTAATTGACCTACTCTATAAGCTGCATCTGCAGAACCATTTACAGTGTTAGGTAGTTTTAAATTTTTTCTTGCTCTATTAATTAATCCATTAAAAGTATAATCTCCTGCTCTAATTACATCTTTTAATTCTTTATCTAAACCAGTTAATTGTGTTTTTATATTTTGAACAACTTTACTACCTTCTGCTTCTCGACCACTAATAATTTTAAGATTTTTTTGTTTTACTATTTCATCAATTGTACTACCGGTTACTCCAATAGGAGATTCTTGTCTTAATTTATTTATAATATCTGTACGCGAAATTCCTTGACGAATATATTTTTCCACTAATTTATTTCTTTTAGGAACTTCCGATTTATATAAATCTGATTTTGGATCTTTATAAAGATTTTCTTTTAGTTTGTTAATTTGTTCTTCTGTTGGTGTTTTAAATAAACTAAAGCCTCCTATTTGACCTGGTTTAACTTCAAAGCCAGCTTTTTCTAATGTATTTTTTAATGAGGATGCACCAACTTTTATACTTTTCTTTTCTAACAATTGTAGTATTTCTTGTGGAGCTAAAAATCCTTCTCTTGCAATATTAAAAGCTTTAACTCTTTCATTAAAAGCTTTTTTAGCAGCAGCTTCAGCAGCTGCCTTTGTATCAAAAGTTTTATAATAATATGTTGGATCACTAGGTTGTCCTATTGCAACTCTATACTTTCCTGATGAAAATCTAATATAAGGTTTTGGTACATTAGTTCTTTCTAATGCAAATTGTTTTAATGCTGGTGTAATTTCCATTTATTTCTCCATAAACAAAGTTGATACACCTTCATCAATTAAACCACCGTAAGCGTTTTTAGTTTTTCTAATTGCTTTATCAAACTCACCTTGAAACTTATCGGTGCCTGCATACTTTTCTAAAAGTTCATCATAAACTTCTGGGTTTAATCTTCTGTTATCTAACATTTCAATCATTCTAATTTGCATATCTTTATCCATTTCCATTATCTCATCTGCAAAGTCTTCATCAATTTCTGAAAAATTATCCATTAATTTTTCTTTACTGAGTTTAAATCCTGCAGGAGCTTTTGGTACATCTAAACCTGTTCTTTCGCCTTCAGCTGTTTTAGGCATTCGACCTTCTCTAATGTCTGTTATTCTTTGGCTAAGTACATCAGGATCTTCAAGATAAAACTTTTTAGATTCAGGATACATTTGTTGAGTTGCTTCTTGACCTATTAGTTTTCCAGTTTTATCGATGTAAGGTGTATTGAATGGATATGCTTTTTTAAGATTGTAAGCTTGTTTTACATCTTCCATTTTAACATCAGGATTTCCTCCTGCTTCTATAAAGTCATCATAAAATTCTTTTAGTGTTCCTATGTTTTCTTTTTCTCTTTGTTCAAAACCTTTTACCGCTTCGCGATCCTCTAAGAACTTCTTTTTAATATCGTTTAATTTTAATTTACCTGATTTATATAAATTCTCTAAAGTATCCATTGCTTCTTGGCCATACTTTGATCGAATTAAATTTAAGATACCTTGTATTGTTTTACCTTTAACACCACCCCCTAAACTATATCCTATTCGTCCACCTTGTGCTTTATTCTCGTAATACGGATCGTAGATCGGGGCTTGTTCTTTAACAAAATTCATAAAACTTTTTTTATCAATACCTTCTTTTTCTAAACCTTTTTCTAATTCATTGTTAAAGTATTCTTTTGTACTTTCATCAACCATTGGTAATAATTTTTTATAATTATAATAATCAGAAACTAATTTCATTAAGCCACTTGGTTCTTGCGGTCCTTGATCCGTGAACAACGGTCCTTCACCCATTGGACTTCCGCCTTGATCAAATTTAACCCGTCCGCCGTTCGCGAATGGTTCTTCGTCATCGACTTTTGGTTTAATCCCTTTTACTTTTTCGTTATATTTATCACTACCGTAAAGATATTCATCTGCATAATTTTTATAAACGGTTGTATCTAAATCATAGTTGACATCCCCTAATGTTTCTTTCATATCTTCTAAATATTTAACTGGATTAGATTTATCGACATTACCATAAATAGTTAAGTTATCGATTTCATCTTCAGTAAACTTTCCAGTTTGTCTTAAATTTTCTGCTATTGAATCTTCAATTCTAGAAATGATTAATCTTGGTGTATAAAATTCTTTAAAGTGTTCTTCAAGTTTTTCTGGTCTATCTTTATAAACATCAAAAGAATCTTCTGCTTCTTCGATCATTTCTATTTCTGGTTTTGTTTTAGCGCCTAAATTTTTTGCTTTAACATATCTTGGTAATGTTTGTTCTAGTAAAATATCTAAACTTGTAGTTTTACTTAATAGATCTCTTGCATCGTCCATCGATCCGCCGACATCGGTTACTTGTTTAATCACCTGATTTATTTTTTCTTGATTTAATTTACGTCTGGTTGCAGGATCAATTCCTTGAACTTGATCTAAAAATTCTTCTAGTCCTCTACCAATATTTTGTATTTGACCCATAGTAGATTCTGGATCAACACCAGGAGATAGTCCTTGAGTTTGTTCTAGTGTTTCTTTTTCTTTACCGGTTAACAATTTTTTATTTTTAATATCGAATACATCTGCAGTCTTTGTACCCGCTAGTCCTTCTTTGATTGGCTCTTGACCTTTACCCATTCTTAAAAAATCATTTAAGTTATTTAAATAATTTGTAAGATTCATTTCGTTTTCAGTTGTAAGATAACGAAGACCATCGGCTAATTTTTGTTTAGCAGCTTGTACCGAATCTTGACCAAACTGTTTCATTGAAACTAACATATTTGGATCAAACGGATTAATATCACCTTGTTTTGGGAATCTAAATATATTGGTACCTTTACCGAGGATATCGGATGGTCGGATCCCGAGCCGTCGAACGCCGTCCATAATTTTTAAAATGATTTGTTGTTTACTCATTAATAGTATTCCTTAACTACTTGCGGCATTGATTGATCTTGTTCATCTTCAGGATGTTCAATAAATCCTCCTTGCCTAAATCGCATTACAGCTTGCGTCATACTATCGACCAAGTCATCGTGGTCACCGTATGGAAACGCAGCGCACTCCTCTATCACTTCTTCTGCAAACTTTAAATCTGGGGCCCAAATTTTGCCTGATTCAAATAAGGGTGCAACCGCATTAACTCTAGTGTGCTTATCATTGCCCCTGCTCGGTGTAAAATTTACAACCGGGAGACCCATTTTACGCAATTCGTACGTTAAAGGCAAGCCCGAAGCTTTAGATTCTATGATAATTGTTTCAGGGTTCCAGTATTGATATTGCTCCATTGCAACCCGTCTTAACTCAGGAAACTCAAATCTTTCCTTTACTGCATCGAGTAATATTAAATTAGGACCACTATCTTCTGATGGATAGAACACTCCCCAAGTTGTTATTGCAGAATAATCGGCAGATTCTTTTTTCATAAACGCAGTATCATAAGATTGTATAACGTGATGCAGTTGAGGCATTTGTTCTTTCTCCCAAGTTTGCCACCACTCTCGTTTAATGATTGATCCTTCTTCTGCAGTTGGATTTTGCATCCACTGTGCATTCCATTTACCAATACTTAAACTGGCTTTAACTCCTTCAAGTTCTTCTAACTTCCAATACTCTGGCCAAGCGGGTTTACCGTTTGGAAGGATTGCAGGAAACTCAATGACTTCCCATTGATCTGCTTTTGATTCTTTTTGTGCATTCAATAGTTTACCGGTCAGGTCTTTTTGATTCCATCGTGTCATTACCAACACGATTCTTCCGCCAGGTTGTAAACGTTGTCGTGGTCCTGATGTATACCATTCATATGCACGCTCTAGAGCTTGCGCGTTCAACGCATCTTGCTCCGAGTGCGGATCGTCAATGATTAGAAGATCCGCGCCTCGTCCGGTGATTGCTCCACCAACACCGGCCGCAAAGTATTCACCTTTGGAGTTAGTCTCCCAACGTCCAGCAGCTTTTGAGTCTTCGCGGAGGGTGGTCTTGAAAACTTTTTTATACTCTTCACTGTCAATTATATTTTTTGCTTTTCTACCGAATCGAACAGCGAGCTCCGTGGTGTGAGTGGATTGTATAATTTTTAAATCGGGATGTTTACCAATCATCCACGCTGGAAGGAGCGTACTTGCAAATTCAGATTTTGTATGTCTAGGAGGCATATTAATGATTAATCTTTTAATTTCACCGGTTGCCAATTTATTAAATTTTTCAGAAATTATTTTGTGATGGGACCCCTCTATAAATTCAGGCCACATATGTTTTACAAAAGTTAAAAAATCAGAATGGATCTTGGATTCTTTTTTCTTTTCTCCTAACCGAATGGCTAGTTTCATAAATTCTTTTCGAACGTCAGCAGGTAATTTATTTATATTTATTTTGTCTAGGTTCATATAGGAGTCCCATTTACTTTTTACCCTGAAAGACCGTCTAAATCAAGCCGTAAAGGGTCGAGCTTAGGATCCCTTTTTTTATTTGGGTGGGTGGGCCCACAAGCATCAAGCTAAATTCCAGATTGGTTTGGTACCTCTATTGTATGGGAGCAGGCGCGCCGTTAGGCGCGCCATTCAGAAAGGCTAAGCGGCCCAACGTTTGAGCGCTTGCTTTTTTATTAGGATAACTGGACCACATACAAAGTCATCGTATCCAAATAAATATTTATCTTTGGTAAATGTTTCTCGCCATAACTTTGTAGCGGGTTCATTCACTGGTAAACCTAACAACTTACCTTCTTCATTCATAATCATATAATCACCGTTAGGGAATTCAATACCTTGAACCATACCACCAACAAACTGTTGAGCCGATTTTAAATCTGGCTCATGTTTGCTGTCTTCTACTATTTGAAATTTA